GCGCCGCACAGGGATGTCAGGGAAGGTAAAACCGAAAAGTCAAACTTCGAAGATTTTAGATTAACAATTCATTAATAAACCAAAATTAACGTAAACGTCATGAGCATTAGCACTTTGCAATTTACAAAGCAGCGGTGGCATTCCGGACTTACTGAGCAAAATCACCTGGCTTCGGCCCTGTTGACTCAGCCGGAAATCATCTCTAAGACTCTGGCTTACGCGTTTGGTCCTGAGAAGTATGCACTTAGCTTTCTTACCCAGGGTACCGGACGAATGAGCGCAGGTCAGAAGTATCTATCCGGTAACAGGGAGTTCCGGTGGCCTTTGATGGGTCTTTTATCCAAGTCTATTCCGGTTGTCGCCCAGGTTAGCGGCGGCGCCACTCCGGGTATCGCCCGCAGCGCTTTTCAGGTAAAATTTCCTGAAAAGTATTTTGCGCTTGGCGACATTCTTGCGACGCATTCCAGGACACTGGTGCGGGTGCAGAGTGAACCCGTTCAGGATGGCAAGGATTTTGTTTACAGTCTTCAGTTGGTTAAACCTGATCCGGCGCTATTCGTCGATCCGAATGACCTGACTGCCGGTAAGGAGTTTTCAAAAGAATTCTCTGCATTTGAGGAATACTCAAAAGGCGGACATTCTGTTGAATCCACTCCAATGTGGTTCCAAAATCAGATGACTACCATTCGTTCAAGTTTCTCCATGACCGGAGGCGCCCAGACGGACGTTATGATTTTGTCTGTTGGAGGCCGCGACGGCAAGAAAGGTTCTCAGTTGTGGATGTATGAGAAGGAATATCAGCATATGCTTCAGTGGCAGGAACAGCGTGAAAGGCTTCTGTGGTATTCGGTTTATAACCGCGATGCCCAGGGGTTGATCTATCTGCCTGGCGCTAACGGACGCCCTGTTCTTATGGGTGCCGGCGTGCATGAGCAGGTTGCTCCTTCCAATACTCGTAATTATACTATTCTTACTGAACGCATTGTACGTGAATTCCTCACTGATCTGATGGAAAACGCATATAATGCCGAAGCTAAGAAATTTGTTGCCTTTACCGGTTACTGGGGATTTGATATGTTTGATTCTGCCATGAAGGAAGCCTCTCAGAGGTATACTTTGGTAGACAGCAAGTTTATCACTGGTTCTGGTCAGGAACTCACTCTTGGCGGACAGTTTGTGACTTATAAAGGTCTGAACGGCACCGAAATTACCCTGAAGCATAATCCGCTTTATGATAATCCGGTTTCCAACAGGCAGTTGCATCCTATCACCAAGAAACCTCTGGAATCTTACCGGTTCTCAATTCTGGACTGGGGGATGTATGGTGGAGAATCCAATATCAGCATGGTGGCAAAAGGTGCCGATGGCATTGATCGTTCCATGTTGAGCTGGTTCACTGCTGGTTCCCAGACTCCCGGAGGTGCTGCAGGTGCAGACAACATAAAAGGTTATATGAATGCCATGCGTTCACATGACCTGGACGGTTGGGAAGTGCATTTCCTCAGCGAATGCGGAATTAAGATCGTTAATCCGCTGAGTTGCGGAGAACTTCGCTGTACTGCGGGTCTCTAATAATTATTATTGTTAATAAAAACAGAGTAAACTAAGTTAAAATGAAGACAACAGAGAAAATGACTGAAACGACTTTAGATCGTAAAGTTTCAATAAAATGCGTTCCGGGCAGTGGGAGAACTGAATACACAGTGTATCCCAACTGCTCGAGGACGTATACTCCGGTAATGGATAAATACGGACGACTTGTAACTGGTATTTCTAAAGAGGACGAAAGCAGACTTGGACGGGCCCTTAATCAGGACCTTTCTGTCAATTCTGATTTTTGGAGGGAATTTCGTGTAGTTCTTACAAATAAACAGGAAACGCTGGATTTAGCTGTTCCTGAAGATGAACTTAAGTACTTGTTTCTTAAAACCCATAAAGACGTAGCGGCGTCGCCAAAAGAGGTGACTCCTCAGACTATCTTTATAATGCTTAATGAAGAAGAAGAGGCAAAGCAGGAAAACCGCAAGTTCCTTAAGAAAGTAAATGCTTATGGA